ATCAGGAACTGCACCAGTACGATTGATCGGGCTAGGCTTTGTTGCTTGCACCTGAGCCAGTGTGATCTGACCGTTGTTGATCAATTGCTCGACCTTGGCAACGGCAATCGACTTGACAGGCTCTATACCATGATGACCTTGTACTAGCACTTCATTGAGAACGGTTAGCGGGATAAGAGATAGGTTTTTTGTAATGTCACTCACGATTTATTTCTCCTTAAACTAAAGCAAAGTTATGTGAATCGATCGGGCACAACGGCAAGCCCTGATCAGCCCACGTCTTGGTGATGCGGATTGTGTAGCCACACTTTGAGCACTGCGCTTTGAGCATACGTGTTGACTGCTTCTTGCGATCGTGTCCAACGTTTAAACGAGCATGGGGATATTCTCCCAGCGAAGCGATCAGGCTACCGAAGTTGTCTCGGAAAGCTTGACCGATTTGCGTACTGCTTGGCTTGCCCTCTAGCCACACCGAACGAACAGCATGAGGAAAACGTCCACGATGACCGTCTCCATCGGTTGCTGAATGGCACAGCTCGTGAACGAGAATGCCGAACACTTCAAACGGATCAGATACGACTGGCGAGATCAAGATCTCGTGAGTTGCATCCTCACTGGCTGAACTGCTCCAGTGCTCACCGATTGCACGATTAAGACTGCGTGCGTGTTTGCTAGGAAACCCGCAAGTCACACGAATGTTTTGCGGGAGCGGATAACCGTTCGCATCGAATATCGAACGTAACTCATTGACGGCTGAGTTGAGCCATTCTTCACGTGTAGTCAATTTGACCTCCATTAAATGTGAAAGTGATTAAGCAATGCGATCGCAAGATTGCCGAACACGATTGCCACGAGTACTGCTACTGCAAGATTAAAAAGTTCACGCATTGATTAAACCCTCCTCAATTAAATGTTGAACGGTACGACCGAACCAGCCTTGCAATTTGTAGGCAAGACCACTGTCATGCAAGTACTGCCAAGCTTGCACAATCTCGTCATGAGAACCTTCTTCAAAGCCCTCAGCGAGTGCTACTGCACGATATGAATCCATACTGCATCCTCCTAAGTTAAACGATGCAAGGCGCATCCTCATGCCCTCCATAGAGGGCATTGAGATAAGTCTTACAAGCAAAAGAAAAAGTTATTAGGAATAGCGCCAACTGCAATTGTTGGGCACTGAGCATTGGGGCTATGACCCAAAGTAACGATGTCTTTAGCAACGTACAGATCCAGTGGTAACACGTGAGCAATTGAACCCAATTCATACAGAGCATCTTTGAGTGTTGCAAGATTGTGTTCACGCTGAAACTGTTTAACGATTGTGAGTGCTTGATCTAATTTCATAAATCCTCCGTTGTAGTGATGCAAGATCGCATCCTCGTTCGCACTGGTATGCAGTACGAACTGAGATTAAATCTCGTTGGAGAGCCACTTGTTTTAGAACGCTCTGCTATCGCACGTTCATGCAACCTACCCTTATCGCATCAGGTGTTGCACATGGTGTGATTACACTTATCGATCACACTACGAAAATCCGTCTCGCATCTCGTTCGGTTGCCTGATCCCATCAGGGGGCAGAGCCTACTAGCCTTTGACGTGCAGTTTTATGTCCTGATATTGACAGCCCTCGTTTTAGACCTGACTGGCATCAGCGGTCACCGCATTTTTTTATCCACGCTCTCGGCTCGCACGTGTCGGTGGTTACTCACCGTTTTTGAATCTACTACTATCGAAACAGGCTCCATGATAGCACGAACGTTTAAACCAACGTCAAAGACTTTTTGCAGATATTTTTTTAAGCCCTTGATTCCTCGGTAAATATCTAATTAAATCAACAACTTACAACTGTGCAAAAAACTTACATTTACCAGCTCACAGCGTTAAAAAATTGAAAAGCGGGCAAAAAGAGCGGAGCGATCGGGCTGAAGAATCACCACTTCACGTAGGGTAAAGGCTCATCATTTGAGCTAGTCAATAAGACGTGTAAACAGGGTTACTTTCACGAGCTGAATGCAACCCCTGAATGCCTACTGCGAACACACTGCGAACATCATTGACATCTAACGTTTAAACCATCACCATGCTTGATGGTCGTGTGACCGTTCATGCATAGGAGATTGAATTGAAAAAGACGAGAGATGAATTGATAACGATGCTGGAGGACGATGCTATTACCGTTGACGATGTTCGCACTAGCACAACGCAAGCGGGCACGAATAGCGAAGCGATCCAGTCGGCTGTAGATAGGGTAGAGATAAAGAGAAAGAGAAATGGATTACCAGTAGGTGTAAAGACAGATAAGACTGGTAAGAAGCTTAATAAACCCACTGCCAAGATGCTGGCATTCGCATCCTACGTGCTCAATGGTGATGCTCCGAGAGATGCGTATCGTAAAGCTTACGACTGTAGTGGTAGTGCTGATGCCACGATCATTGCACGTGCGAACGAATTGATGAGACACAGTTCAATCACTTTACTTCTTGAACCTTTGATCACTGCCAAAAAAGAATTGGTACTTGCGAACGAGGTAGCCACACGCAAGCACATCATGGAGGAGCTGTTCGTTCACAGCGCCAATGAAGAGACGAACGTTGGTGCACGACTGCGTGCGCTGGAGCTGATGGGCAAGGCTGTCGGTATGTTCATCGATAAGGTCGAGACCAAGGTCGAGGAGATCAACGCAGAGCAACTCAAGCAAGAACTCGAATCGCACTTGACGTTACTCGACAACGTGACATCGATCAGAAAGAAAAAAGCGTGATGCGTGACNTGTGCGTTTGCGCTGGCGCACACCCACGCTACCCCCATGCCCCCTTTTTGACGGGATGGTCTGCATTGGACTCTACACTCTGAAATACACATTTAATTACATACTTTTTAGCTATCAGAACGTTTCCATATGTTTCACGTGAAACACACCCCCTGTTGTTTTTTTGCAATGCAAAGTTTAAACGTTCGTGTAGAATACCCCCTATGAACGTTTCCGTTTAAACATGGAGGGGTATATATTTTGGAGGAAAAACACTTATGGATTATGTTGGGGTTACTGATCGTATTGGCAATGATCCTATGAGCGATCAAAACTTTTTATTGCGTAGCACCATCATTGACCTTGAAACAATGAGGACACCTTATGAACCAGCATCTCGTGGCTACATGGCACTTACAACAGCCATTAGCATTTTGCGGCAAATGCAAGTTGTTTATGACGTGGGCAATTCTTGCTCACCAGCAAAACCTAAATTAAGAATAGTAAAGGAATGTAATGACTGAAAAACAAAAGCGGGTATACGACTTTATTCAAGCCTTTATTCGTACGCATGGGTTTGCACCCAGCTATACCGAGATTGCTAAAGGATTAGAACTACGTAGCAAATCTAATATTCATCGTTTGGTGCACAATTTAAAAGACAAGGGTTTGATTAAAATTAACCCCCATATGGTNCGTAGCATCAAAGTAATCGATGCAACCGTTCGTGAGATGGCTGCCCTTTGAGTCTTCTNACTAAGGCGGAGATTAAGAAGTATTTAGCGTTATTAGAAACGCTGCCTAAAGATTCGCCCCAAATTCCCAAAATACATCAACTGCTCAAGCAGGACAAAATTGAGCGTTGCAGGGAAAACTTTCTACCTTTTGTAAAGGAGATGTGGAGTGCCTTCATTCCCGGTAAACACCATGCTGTCATGGCTGATGCATTTGAAAGAGTTGCTAATGGAACTCTTAAACGGCTTATTATTAATATGCCGCCTCGTCATACTAAATCTGAGTTTGCGTCTTATCTCTTTCCCGCTTGGTATCTTGGAAAGTATCCACAAAAGAAAATTATTCAAACTGCCCATACAGCAGAACTTGCCGTTGGTTTTGGACGAAAAGTCCGTAACGTTGTCAACACACCCGATTATCAAGCTGTATTCCCAACTAAGCTATCTTCTGATAGCAAAGCTGCGGGTCGTTGGAATACCGATAAAGGCGGCGATTATTTCGCTATCGGTGTGGGCGGTGCGGTTACAGGTAAAGGTGCGGACGTTCTAATTATTGATGACCCGCATTCGGAACAAGAAGCCATGCAAGGCAATCCCGAAGTATATGATCGGGTCTTTGAGTGGTATGGATCAGGACCACGTCAGCGTTTACAGCCGGGCGGGTCAATCATTATTGTGATGACACGCTGGTCTAAGCGGGATTTGACTGGTCAAATTTTAGATAACTCAATGAAAAGGGATGGAGATGAGTGGGAAGTCATCGAATTACCTGCGCTATTACCCTCTGGTAAACCTTTATGGTCTGAGTTTTGGTCGCAAAAAGAACTTGAAGCGATCAAGGCGGAAATTCCTGTTAGCAAGTGGGAAGCCCAGTATCAGCAAAATCCTACATCTGAGGAAGGCGCAATTATTAAAAGGGAGCATTGGCGCATATGGGAATCGGATGTCGCTCCTTACTGCGATTACATCATTCAGTCGTGGGATACCGCCTTTGAAAAGAGTAATCGTGCTGACTATTCCGCTTGCACCACGTGGGGTATCTTCTATAAAACGAATACTGAAGGCTTGGAAGTACCCAATATCATCCTTTTAGATGCTTATAA